GGCGGGGCAGTGGCAGCGGATACAGGCAAACAAAAAAGCCCTGCCGTATTTGCGCTACAACCATTCCGCCGCCGGGCATCCTCGTGACAGCCATAAACGCTACTACGGCTTAGTTCTACCGGTTGACCACGACATCTGGAAAGTCATCTTTCCACCCAACGGCTACGGCTGCAAATGCTCGGTGTCCGCCCTGACCCGTCGGCAGGCGGAGCGCGAGGGCATCAGCGGCGAGCCTGATGTGGATATGATCGAGTTTACCAATCCGCGCACAGGTCAAACGGTATTGATTCCCGACGACATCACGCCGAGTTTTGCACATAACCACGGCGACCGATTGGGTGCAATGGACGCGCTGTTTGGCGAGCGAAACGGCGAAGAGGCACTGGCCGCCATGATTGCCGAGCGCGAGGCGTGGCTGGACAAACGCTATAGCGTGCCGTCTGATAAAGTGGCGGTGTTGGCTTTGTCGGATAAGGTGTCGCAGAAGGAAGTACGCAGGCTGACAAAAGAGCAGTCCGCCAACAATACCAAAGACCACGAGGCGAGAGCTGCGGCAGCGTGGCAGGCTGAAACGGGAGATAGGCTGGAAGTGTTCGATTTGCCTGTGGAGAAAGGTAAGGGTCAAGCCGATTACCTGATTGTTTCAGACGACCTGCCTCGTGAGCAATGGGTAAAACTAGATTTTATGTTTACCGAAAATCCCGACCGTGCGGAATTGATGAACCGTTATTTTGCACACACCGCCGGGGCGTGGAATACTAAGGTCGATAAGATTCAGGAACATTTTGATAAAGCCGATATTGTCCCGCTTGATTTGCGCCATCTGAATGCGGCGAACCGGCATAAATTGTTGCAGTATGTGTTATCATTGCCGAAAGAACAGCGGGATAAAGTCCGCTTATTGGTAAAAATATCGGAGTAAGTCATGCCGTCTGAACTGTATGTCAGCCGCGAGGTAAAAGTATTTTTAGGCGGGAAAACCGCCCCGTCCGAATTGTTGGACTATCTGTATCCGCGCCTTGCCGAAATCGACAAGGAAGCAGCCGACCAAATGCAGGGCGAGTTTTCGGGCTGCGTGTTTTCGGTTGCGGATTTGTCCGCTGCGGCATTTGCCAATGTGTACGGATGGATACTTGAGGCGGCAGAAAAGTCCGAGTGGATTAAGCCCTACAAAGCCGATTTGAAAACCGCCCTGGAAGCTGATCCAAGATTCAAATCCAAATAACCCAAAGGTCGTCTGAAACCGTTTCAGACGGCCTTTTTCATAACCGCTCAAATTTCGCGTTTAAGCGCGTTCTGTCGGTCGGGGTAGGCAAAGATATGTCCGAATGTTTAAAGTCAATCTGACGCAGCCCTAAAAGCCCTCTGAAAACGTTTTTCAAACCGCCGCCGTCTGCATTTTGGGATACGCCTTAAATTTGCGATTTTAGGCGGGTCGGATGCCAAAGATAGGCAAACCCCCGCCGGAATCTTAAAAATCAATCTGACGCGATTCTAAAGCGGTTTTAAAGTGGGTATTTTCATATTTTACGCATGAGGATTTTCAAAAGGTCGTCTGAAACCTGAAATACGGTTTCGGGCGGCCTTTTTCATTTCGGGTAGCAAAGTGAAGTCATGCCGCCGTCTATTTGCCGTCATGCGTTGCACAATGGCGGCTATGAATACGAAAACATCACCCCTCAATATCAAATTGTCCGCCGCGCTGCCGGTTGCCTTGGCGACCCGTGCGGATGATGTGCGTACCTTTAAAGGCGTCGCCAATTCGGGTAAGCCTTTCGGTTACGGCGGTTATCAGACCGTTGTTGATTTGGCGGAGCTGTCACACAAAGCGTCCGTCCCCGTCCTGTTGGAGCATTCGCCGCTGAAAATGGCGGGCGTGTGCAGCCTGTCGGTAACGGCGGAAGGGCTGATTGCCGAGGGCAGTCTGTTGTCCAACGAGGTTGGTACGCGGATTGCCGAAGCCGCCGACCAAGGTTTCCCGTGGGAAATGTCGGTTTACGCGCAGGCGGAATCCTACGAGGAGCTGGCGGCGGGCGCGGTATTGTCCGTCAACGGCAACGAAGTAACGGGTCCTGCGGTGATTTTGCGCCGCTGCACCATCCGCGAGGTGTCGTTTACCGCCGTCGGCGTGGACAGTGAGACGGAGGCGGTGGTGTTGTCGGACGGCAGCCCCTTGCCGGATATTTTTAAACAACCTTTGGAGTTATCCATGACACCCGAAGAAAAGCAAGCGTTTGACGACCTGAAGGCAGAAGTCGATACGCTCAAGGCTGAAAAAGCCGAAGCCGAGAAAAAGCTGAAAGAAGCCGAAGCGGCTGCCAAGAAAAACCAAGTCAAGGCGAAATTGTCCGCCGCAGGTTTCAAAGAAACCGAAGACGGCAAGTTTGAATGCTTGTCCGACGCAACCATGACCGTGCTTTTGTCTGCCGATATTGCGGCGGCTGAAGCCATGATTGCCGATTTGACGCCGAAAGCAGCACCGTCTGCCGTGCCGCCCGCGCTGTTTAGCGAAGGCGCAGGCAGTGGCAAGCCTGAAGAAACTGCCGCAGAAGGTAAATTCTCTATTGCCAGCCACGAAGGCTTATTGGGAGGCTCTTATGTCTAAAGTTAAAACCGAAATCCTCGGCCCTGCTATTTCCGACTTTTTGAAATACGAAGCGACGCCGCAGACCCGCGTTGCTGTTGCCGCCGATGCCGGCACGAAGGCAGGCAAGTTTGTCGAGTACCCGCTGCGCGGCAAAAAGCTGCTTGCGCTGACCGACGAAGCCGATGGCAAAGTCATCGTCCAACCGCTCAACTGCATCATCGACCTGTCAAAAGTCGCCGATGCGGATGTCAAAGCGGCGACCACCGGCAAAACCTTGGACGCGCTGAAAAAAGAAGGCGACGCATACGGCATCGTTTACCAAGGCACACCCGCCGCCTGATTTCAGACGACCTTTAAACCCGATTTAACAAGGACACATCATGCCTTTATCCGATAACAGCAAGTTTGGCGTGCAGGCTTTGACCACCGCCGTCAACAAAATCGACCCGGGCGCAAGCCAAATCCGCGAGCTGGGTATTTTTGAACCCGAATATCTGACCACCACTTATGCCGACATTGAGTTCCAAGACGGCAAAGTCAGCTTGGTCGCCAGCAAAGAGCGCGGCACATCCGGTCAGGCAGTGGACAGCCCGAAACGCACCGTGCGCACCGTCAAAATCCCGCACCTGCCGATTCATGACGTCATCCGCGCCGACGACGTGCAAAACCTGCGTGCTTTCGGCACGACCCAAGCCGCGACCGTCATGGACAAAGTGAATGAAAAACTCGCCGGCGGCAAATCCGACCTTGAATACACCCGCGAACACCTCATGCTCGGCGCGTTGCAAGGCAAGATTTTGGATGCGGACGGCAGCGTGATTTTGGACATCAACACCGATTTCGGCGTTACACGCAAAACGCAAAACATCGAATTGTCCAAAGACACGACCAAAGTCGGCTCGGTATTGGACAAGCTCTTGTCCGAGCAACGCCAAAAATTCGCCGGTGCGCAAGTGCGCGGCTGGGTGGTGTATTGTGGCATCGATTTCCTGAACGCGCTCAAAGAGCATAAATCCATCTTCGAAGTGTACAAACGCTTCGACGAAGCCCGCGCCTACCGCGAAGGCGATACGCTCAATCCGACCGAGTTCAATTACAAAGGCATCCGCTTTATCGAATACGCCAACCATTTCCGCAGTGAAGCCGACATTGGCGATGACAAAGCGATTCTGTTGCCGGTTGGCCGCAACCTCTACAAAGAGTATTTCGCGCCTGCCGACATGAATGCCACCGTCAACACCCGCGCCCTGCCGTATTATGCCAGCCGCGAGAAATTACAGCACGACAAAGGCTGGAGCCTGCATGTGCAGTCAAACCCATTACCGATTGCGCTGCGTCCCGAGTTGTTGGCAACGCTGACCATGTCTTAAACGGATTTCAGACGACCTTTAGGGCAAGTTTAAAGGTCGTCTGAAAACGGAGGACGGCATGATTACCATCCAAGACATGATTACCCGCTTCGGCGAGCAGGAGATGGCGGAGCGGTCGAACCATGAAAACTACGAATACATCAACGAAGATGTATTAAACGCGGCAATCGCCGATGCGGAAGAAGAGGCGGCAAGCTACCTTCGGGCAGCGAAACTGTTTTTTACCGACGACACCGCGCCGCAGGTTTTGAAAATCAAAGTCTGCGACATCGCCCGCTACTACCTCTACGACGACGCGGTAACAGGCATTGTCGAGGAGCGTTATCAGTCGGCGGTCACTTGGCTGAAGATGGTCGTCAAAAATCCGAATATGCTGGACGAGACCCGCGTGTCGGATGACCGCATACCGTCAACGTGTGCCGTTTATGTCAACGAAATGCCCGATTTGCGGGAATGGCTGAAGGAGTAAGCGATGCGGATTACGGTATCACACGATTTATCGCGTATCGCCCAAAGCCTGAACCGCCTGTCGGGCAAATTGACGGGCAGCCTTGAAGAACCTTTGCGCGCTATCGGCGGCATCCTCGAATCTTCG